CTTTTGATTCATCAATCTATCATTCTTTCCGAAGATGTTTACTTCTCTCTTTTCGAGTTCTGGTGACAGCCGCATGGTGCGGTTGTTGCATCGCCTTGGGGCTAAGAAGTGTGGAACCGTTTTAACACGGGACTACAAGGTTGTCGAATTATTGTTACGATTGACCCTCGTTTTCGAGATGGGCCTCGCATTTTGTGCCTGGTCTATTCCTAAGTACGGAGTGACAGCTACGGCTGAGCTCGTATGGGAGGTCTCGTCGGGCGATAAGTGCTTCCGTGTATTTGCACGGTGCATTGTATCACTAATTCATTTTTATTACAATAGGGATGTGCGCGAGCTTATCCCGGTGATATCGTTCCCGACGTTTTATTCTCTGTCAGAATACTTTAGTATTTCCTATTTGGTTTTCTGGCTTCTTGTTCTCCACATCATTTACAGGTATTGGACGCTTAATGCTACAGCTCTCTCGCTGTGGCGTCAAGTCAACGACCACGTGCCAGCGGCACCCGAGTTACCTGCTTGCACCGTCCACAGAGATGGTAGCAATTTTATTTTGATGAACGGAGAAGGCACAACTTTGGGCACAGCTCCCATTGTGAGCTCTATGATCAAGTATGAGTGCGATATGCAAAACGTTGTAATTAACGGTGAGAAGAAGATCACACCCGTTATGACAAAGTGCTGGTTTACCATTAAGGGTGGTGACCAACCCAATGTCGTACAACCTGAGAGTTTTGTACCTAATTCCTCTGCTGAGAGAGCTCCCCCGCCTAGCAACACTATCTACTTTTGGATTCAGTTGCCGGAGACGGGTAAATGGGTTAAGCACAGCACCAATCAGTTATGGAAAGCGCCACACCACACGAGTGGACATGGCTTGACGCATACGCGACATGCTTTCGAACAACTGCGCGACATCTCCGTAAAGGACCTGCAGATTTCAGGACCTAACATGGTACGATTGCCTTACCTCGCTGTTTCTAAGACGGGTAGGCATCCGTGTGAGGCCTGGGAGACCTGCGCTTTACGTGAGCCCAATTTCAAGCACCCTGGTGTATACGAGCCAGACGTTTCTGACTTGCTTATGTCATGTTGCGACCTCAATTTTTCACTGTTGTCAGTGAGGATGAAGCCATTGGAGGCTGAAACCAGTTTCGGTGCCCATGGTAAAGTCTATTGCGTAAGCAATAAGATTGCGGCTATGGAAGGGGTGACGCGTGGTAG